TTGGAACAACGGCCATGTGGATTGGGGGGCTCTTACAAGCACCTGGCCGTCGCTGGCGCAAGGCGGGAAGAAGGACCCGACAGGCCGGCGAGCTGGTGACAATGCACCGGAGGACGCCGAGGCACGTAGCGCCAATCAGACCGATGCCAGCGCAGGCCCTGACCGGCTCGGGATGCTATCGTTGCTACAGCAACTGATGCCCCAACACCAGTTCACCCCGGTCGATTATGACCCGTTTGCAGTTCAACCCAAGGGAGATTCGCAATGAGCACTTCTCCTGACATTTGTGCCGTAAATCTCAGAACACGGATAGCTATTGCAGACAATGGAAAATTTGGACCTATTACCACATTGCTGGATAGATTTGGAGAGAAAACTGACCTGGATGAAGAGGCTATAACAGCAATCGCTGAAATAAAACATCATGGATGGTTTGTAATTGATTTGACACAGTTTGAATTAGTAAGGAGCCATTAAAATGAGCACAGCATCCAGACCCTCCAAGCATGTGCATAAGATGGTCGCAGACACCGCGAAAGCGATGTGCCATGAGGTCTATGACACATTGATGCAGCGCGATGAGTGGTATGCCCTGTGGAAATCCCAGCACCCCAAGCTGCATGGCGCGGCTCTCGAAGAGGCCTTTGTGCGAACGCACTGGGGGAAGTATGTGGATGGTGCGCGGGCCACGTTGGCGGCGATGCTAGGCCGTCCTATTGACGAATCGCTTAAAGAGAGCATCATGGACGCATTGATGCTTGACAATACGTTGCTGCGCGGAAGATCCGCCAGACCGCAGTAAGGCAAAGTAACTTAACCTCTCGGAGATGAAACCCGATGGACGAGAACGTGAAGAAACTAATTGAGAAGGCTGCCAAGGTAGACGATGCTGGAGAGGCAATGAAATTTGCCCAAGCCGCAGCTAATGCTGCGAATGCAATTTGTGCTCTGGCTTTTGAGAAACGTCAAGCAGAAGAGGTCAAGAACAATGCCACCTAATGAGATCAAGCCAGAAGTCAAGCCCGAGGTTGTTGTTGAGCAGCCGAAGCCAGAGGCAGTAGTCGAGGCGAAGCCCGAGGGCGAGGCAAAGCCTGAGCCAAAGGCTGAAGGCGAGACCAAGCCTGAGGTTGAGGCAGAAGCCAAGCCTGCGGCTAAGCCAGTCGAAGACTGGAAGGATGCTCGGATTCGGCAGTTGACCGCCAAGCTAGCTGACGAGCGGAAGAAGAGGGCCGAGCTTCCAGCCGAAGAGTCAAAGCCCGGCGAATCTGCTGAGATCGAGCGTCAGGTTGAGCTTCGGGCTCAGGCCAAAGCTCGGATTGATGCCTTCAACAAAGCCTGTACTGACGCGGCTGCCGAAGGCAAAGCCAAGTTCCCTGATTTCGATCAGCGAGTCGGTGAGCTCGTCCGGCTGATTGACCCCCAGGACCCGGCGTCGGCTGCAGCCTATAATGAGTTCCTGGTGGCCGCGCTGGAAACCGGCAAGGCCCCTGAGATTATCCATGCTCTTGGGGGCGATCTGAATGAGGCCGCGCGAATCCTCTCACTGCCCCCCATCAAACGGGCCGTCGAGCTGACTCGACTGGCGGAAAAAGAGCCTTCGGCGGCCCCTGACCTCCCCAAGCCCATCAAGGCCATTGGCTCGAACAAAGGCGCGGCCGCGACCCAGATCGACCCGGCCGATGCCTCGCGAGCGGATAATCTCTCCACGGCTGAGTGGATTCGCCGACGCAATGCTCAGGTTAAAGAGCGGAGCGCTAGCCGGTAATGTTGCCTCCGAGCCCCACCTCGGTCAAGGTCTCGTCTTGGCCCTTGTGGGCTGACTGCCCTTGGACTGTGCCTGATGGGGTTGAGGTCCGGTCGGACGGACAGGTGGCGGCATTCGTGAATACCCTGTCTGGTAAGATGACCGGGGTCAAGCGAGATGGGTTTGACCCCGCGAATCTGCCAGTGATCTTGCAGAGAATCGCCTAGGGGCTTCGCCCCTCAGCCCTGGCCCTGTCTGGCCTCGCCCGAGAAAGCGGCTTGCCAAATCCGCTTCGAGACCTGGACCTCGACTGCTGTCCTCGCCGAGATGCCAGATTCTCTTGTCCCTCTGGTCAGCCTTTGCCCTGTCTGGCATTGCCCGCCCGGTGATTAGAGTGCGGCGTAGCCGCTGGGCAAACTCGAACCTCCCGCCAGCCAAGGAGCCTAGGCGGGTCATCAAACCGGGGCGCTGCCCCAAGGACAAGGAATCGGAAAATGGCAAATACCCTTCTTACCATCAATATGATAACTCGGGAGGCGGTCAGGCTCTGGAAGAACTCGAACGCGTTCATCCAGAACGTTGACATGCAGTACGACGATTCGTTTGCGGTCTCCGGGGCCAAGATCGGCTCGACGCTTCGCATTCGCCTGCCGAACGACTTCACTGTCACCACCGGCCCGGCACTCTCGGTGCAGGACACGGCGGAACAGTCCACCACCTTGGTTCTCGCGACTCAGAAACACGTCGATGTGAGTTATTCGACGGCTGACCGGACACTGTCGCTGGATGACTACTCCCGTCGGGTGCTCGCGCCGATGGTCAATAACTTGGCCGGTGCGGTCGCAGTTGACATCATGAACGGCTCCGAGGGCGGCATTTGTAACTTTGTCGCGAACCAGGATGCCAACAACAATATCTTGAGCCCGATTGCATCCACCTATCTGAATGCCGGGGCAAGCCTGGATCTGAACTCGGCCCCGATTGCCAACCGCAAGATCGTGAACTCGCCCCGCACCGAGGCCCGAGTTGTCGCTTCGCTGTCTGGCCTGTTGAATCCGGCGAGTCAGATCGGCGAGCAGTACGTCACCGGCCGGATGTATGACGCACTGGGCTTCATCTGGATGAAAGACCAGACGGCTATCGCCCATACGAACGGGGCGCTGGCGCAGGGTTCCGCGACCGTCAATGGGGCGAACCAAACCGGCTTGAACCTCACGGTCAATGCGCTAGCTGCTGGTCTCAACGTCGGCGACATCATCACCATTGCCGGTGTGAATGCCGTCAACCGCATCACCAAGGCGACGACTGGTGAGCTTCGGCAATTTGCTGTCACGGCCAATGTGGCCGCTGGCGCGACCTCCATTCCGATCTACCCGGCGCTTGTCCCGGCCATCGGTGGACAGGCGGTGCAGTACCAGACCGTCACGGTAAGCCCGGCGAATGGGGCCAATGTGAATCCGGTCGCCGGCTTGGCTGCTTCCACGGCCTATCGCAAGAACTTCGCCTACGCGCCGGAAGCGGTCACGCTCGCGACTGCGGACCTTGAGATGCCGAAAGGCGTGCATGAGGTCGCGCGGGAAGAGTTCGATGGGGTGTCAATGCGTATGGTTACTGACTACTTCATAGGTACCGATCAGTTAATCACACGGCTTGACGTATTATATGGTTACCTTTGGATCCGGCCTGAATGGGCAGTCGCAGTCGCCGACCAGATCTAATCGTGTCTCTGACACAAGAAAGGAATCAGTATCATGACTCGTGACGAATACAAGGCTCAGCTCGCGAATGAGTTCCTGAGCCAGCCTCAGAAAGCCTACCTGGCCGAAATGGCACTAAGCTCGATTTTCTCGGGCATTGATGAGTTGGCCAAGCTGGGGCACAAGTTCGAACTCGCCCCGGTGGTCGCGTCGGCGGTTGCAGAGTGGCCCAAGATGCTGTACCGAGATGTCAAGGACTCGGACGGCAGAGTCCTGCGGGTCGAGAACCACACAGTCGCCGGGCCGGACGAGGTAGGTCGGCTGGGCGAAGGCTGGCGGGATGCGCCGTTGGCCGAGGCCCCAGTCAGCGGCCCTGGGCTTGCCCCGTGGCCCAAGACCCTGTATCGGGATCGGGTTGACCCAGCGACTGGTGGCCTTGTGGCCATCGAAACCCGGCAAGTTGCCGACTCGGACGAGCAGACTCGGGTGCTGGCTGGCGAACCCGGCTGGCGGCTGACGGAGCGGGGCGGACCGGCAGTCCGTCTTGACGACCCGTATGGGATGAAGCCCCCGACCAAGCCCCTTGCGGCTCTGCCGGTCGTGCCGGTGGGTCAGCCTCTGCCGGCGGTGCCGACTTCGGAGCCAGTGCCGGCTTCGCCAGCGAGCTCGGTCTAAGCCAAATCTGGGAGGCGGAGCCAATCTGCCTCCCACAACAGTCCTAAGCACACAAGCAAGAAGGAGAAATGTCATGGCTGTTACCAATCGTCACAGGCGCTTCACGATCTACGATATGATGGAGGCCAAGGGCGTGTTTGAAGCCAACCCGGCGAACCCCGATTCGCGGGGCGAGGACGGGCAGGCACTATACACCGGGCCGGTCCCGTATCCGAAGATGTTCTATTCGCCGACTGGCGAGGAACGAGTCACGACCCCGGCCGAGATCATTGTCACGCCCTTGGGTCCGAAGGCCGTAGGCGAGCAGCGGGAGCTGGTGCATACTCTCGCGAACAATGCTCAGGAAGAGGCCGACCTGCGGGCCGCTGGCTGGTGGGATCACCCGGCCAAGTCGATTGCAGCCGCAGGTCGCAAGGCTCCCTCGATGGGAAGCGACTCACGAATTGCCGATCTGGAGAGTCAAATCGCCCAGCTTCAGCTTGAGCGGAACAATGCGAACGCTCAGAAGTTGGCGGACTCGAAGCCCACTGGGGCGAAGCCACAGAAGTCGCCGCAGCAAACTGCTCAGCCTCCCGGTGATCCGTTCTCGGCCACTAGCTAGGATTCGGCTCCGGTGACCTCGCTCAACCCAGCAAACACGACCGTCAACGACATCTGTATGGACGCACTGCGTGAGTGTGGCCAGATCGGTGTCGGCCAGACTGCGCTAGCGCAAGACCTGAATGACGCGTGGGCGCGGCTCCAGTGGATGCTCCAGCAGTGGAATAAGAAGCGCTGGCTGGTGTACCATGATGTAATCAAGCTGCTGGTGTCGAGCGGATCGGTCACATACACGGTTGGCCCCGGAGGTCAGATTGACACCGGGGCCAATACCCAGCGGCCGGATAAGATCGAGGCGGCGTTTCTGCGGCAGATCACCCAGAGCCAGCCGAACCAGATCGACTACCCACTAGACCTCCTGCAAAGCATGGAGGACTATAGCAAGATCGCGCTGAAGCAACTCAGCTCGTTCCCTGGGATGGCCTTCTATGATCCGAGCTTCCCATTGGGAACTCTCTACACCTGGCCGGTGCCGCAGGCCAATATTTACTCGGTCGGAATTGTCATCAAGGACTTTGTTCAGTCGTACTACGCGACCTCGGCGACGGTTTTTAATCTGCCTGCTGAGTACTACCCCGCGATGATGTATAACCTCGCACTGAGGCTTAGAACGAAGTACCAGATTCCGACCTTCCCGGGCGACCCTCTGATGGGACTCGCCAAGGATGCGCTGGGGGTGCTGCGCGGGGCAAATACCGCCATCGCCCGGCTCCAAATGCCCGCCGAGATGAATCGCCCGGGAATCTACAACATTTTCTCTGACAGGAGTTACTAACCCATGAGCACGCTGAAAGACATTCTCTCGATCTTTACAAGCTTCCAGCCGGGGCCAAGGCTGATCGACGGGGGCGAGCTTCTTCAGCTCGCCAATCTTGAGTTCTCGGTCGCGACTGGGATCACGGCCCTTGCGGGCGGTGGTCAGGCCGGGGCGACCCAGCTCTCTGCTGCCCTCAACCGGGTTGATACCTGTGCCACCAACTCGGATTCGGTCATGCTTCCCCAGGCCATTCCGGGACGCAAAGTCCGAGTCTACAACAACACGGCTAACACACTTGCGGTCTTTGGGCTGGCATATAATCCGGTCACAGGGGTTGGCGACACCATCGCGGCGATTGCCAACAATACCCAGCAAGCCACGGCCACCGGCGTCACACAGGCGACGGCTGTCCAGACCGACTACTCGTGCTATGTGACTGGCCAGTGGAAGCAAGGCCCGTTGACCTAGGCGAAGCCAGTAAGAAAGGGCTCGATCCTTGGCTCGGCTCGGGTTATATGGTGGGGCTTACAGTGCGCGAAGTCTAATCGCGAACTGTCAGCGCTGCATAAATATGTTTCCCGAGTTGAATCGCAAAGATGCCCCTGTGCCGATGACCCACTATCAGCGGCCGGGGCTGAGGCCCCTGGCGCGGGGGCCGAACTCACCAGTGCGAGGCCTCTACCGAGCGTCTAATGGCAATGGGTACTGTGTCATCGGGCAGGGTGTGTACTCGATCTCGCCGAAGTGGGTACTTACTTTGCTGGGAACTCTGGCGGTGGTCGGCACCAACCCGGTCTCGATGATCGATAACGGCAATGCCGCTGGGCAGCTATTCCTGGTCGATGGTAGTCCATTTGGCTACCAGATTCTGCTGGCAAACAATGCATTCTCCCAAGTCGTAGATGGAACTGGGACGTTTGTCGGGGCAACCCGAGTGGACTATATTGACACCTTCATGCTCTGGGGACCCAACGGCCCGAGCCTCCAGACGAACCAGTGGGGCTCGACCCTCTCCAACTCTCTGGCCCTTGATGCCCTCTACGTTGCCTCGAAGACCGACTACCCAGACCCGCTGGTGAGTCTGATCGTCAACCGGCACGAGATTATTCTGTTGGGCCAGCTCAAGTCCGAGATCTGGTATGATGCGGGCAATGCTCAGTTCCCGTTCGCGGAATTGCCCGGGGCGTATATCGAGCATGGGTGCTGTGCAGCCTACTCGGTCGCGAGCGAAGACATCAATGTGTACTGGCTTGGGATGGACCTCCAAGGGCAGGGGATTGTGTTCCGGCAAAGGGGGTATGAAACCACTCGGGTTTCCAACCATGCGATTGAGTACGCGATTCAGCTGATTGTGGCCTCGGGACAACCCATCTCGGATGCCATCGGATACACCTATCAGCTTGGGGGGCACGTGTTCTATGCCCTGCACTTCCCATCCGGGAACCAGACCTGGGTTTACGACTCGAGCATCGGTGATCCGATGTTGGCGTGGCACCAGGAATGTTGGACGGATGCCAACGGGAATCTGAACCGGCATCGCGGGAACTGCGCTGCCTTCATCAACGGCGTCAATGTGGTGGGTGACTGGCAGAACGGCACGCTGTATGCGATGGACCCGAGCGTGTATACGGATACCCTGGTGCCCGATGGACCCGCTGGGCCGATCTCGTTCATTCGGACGTTCCCGCATATATTCGAACTCGGCGGACCATCTGGCCCTGTCTCGACTGACGGGAAACGGGTTGAGTTCACGCAGTTCTTGCTTGATGTCGAGTCGGGGGCTGGACCTCTCCAGGCCGACGGAACTGAGCCGACGATTGGGCTTCGCTGGTCTGATGATCGGGGCAAGACCTTTGGACAGTCCGTCTTGCAAACAAATGGTGCCCCTGGGCAGTGGATAACTCAGCCCAAGTGGCCGGGCACTGGCATTGCCCGAGACCGGGTCTTCGAGATCTCCCACTCGATTGCCGGGCCGGTGGCCCTGAACTCGGCCTGGGTTGAAGCCAAGGTGTTGGGGACATGACCTTCACCTCGCCCCAACAGCCATTTCCCAGACTGGGGACTGAGTTCGTGGATGAGAACCGGCGGCTGGGCAAACCCTGGTACAGGTTGCTGATCACGCTCTGGCAGCGCACGGGGGCCAATCTGCCGATCACCGGGTCGGTCATACTTAATAATACGGTGTCGGGCATCCAGGCCCTGGATGCTTCCACCGGAGCCCTTTTGGGCTACGTCAATCTGACGGCGGCTGTCGGCGGCTCGCCTGTGGCGCTTGCCCCAGCCGTGACCGGGTTTACGTACACACCGACTGCCCCCGGTACGCTGGTGGTCACGGGGGCTCAGGTCGAGATCAAACGCGGGGCCTCGGCGTTCTTTGTCGTGACTCCCAATGGTGGGCCGGTTCCGATGCTTATAGGAGATACCGCTCGCCTTACTTGGTACAATGTCGCCCAGATCCCCACAGCTACGTATTTCCCGAGCACAACATGACAAGCACTCCTTTCCTAGTCCTGGCCCTTCCCCGAAGCCGCACTGCGTGGCTCTCGCACTTCCTCACCTACGGTCCGAAGGTCTGTGAGCATGATTATATCATCAACTGCACAAGCATTGAGGAATTTCTGCTGGCCTTCCGCCAGGGCCTAGCAGGGAGTGTTGAAACCGGAGCAATGCTAGGGTGGAAGATCATTCGGCAGAGAATGCCAACGGCCAAGATTGTACTTATCAGGCGGGACTATCAGGAGGCTGCCCGATCACTGGCGAAAGCTTGCGAAGCGGCCGGGGTGGTCCTTCCCGTGCCCTACGATGAGCTGGCGACCCGAGATTCGCTGTTGGATGCCATCTCGCAGATGCCCGGGGTTCACCAGCTTCGGTACGAGCAGCTCTCGGACGAAGCCTCGTGCCGGTGGTTGTTCGAGCACTGCTTGGAGCTACCGTTCGACCAAGAACACTGGCAGCGGCTTGCCTCGACCAATATCCAGATAGATATGCGCTCGCGCATCGAACTGCTGGTGCATCGCCAACCTCAGCTAGCGGCCTTGCGCGCCGAGGTCATCGCCGCCTCGGCTAACGTCTCGGGAGGTGCCTCATGGCTTGGACTGAACTAACGGTTAGGAAGGCCTCCTGGGCCGAGATCTGGCCTGCGGCCGAGCCACTTATGCGCGCGCACTGGCACGAACTCCAGGCCGGGGCGGG